CCCTAGTTTTCTCTCGAAATTGTCGCATCAAGATGCTGGTAAGTTTCTTCGAAAAGTCGTTCTGGGACTCACCCCTGAAGGGATGGTCTCAGGTCTATGGAAGATACTCCCATGGACATGGCTGATCGGATGGTTTACCAACCTTGGGGATGTGTTGCTTACACACTCCAATACTATCCCTGCTAGTCCTCACGAGGCTTGCCTCATGAGACAACTAGTTCAGGATAGATCTTATGCGGGACATACAGAAACCGGGCCTGTTTCAAACTCGATTTCTGTTTCCGGCGCGTACACGTTCAGCCAGAAACTACGAACTGTAGGTTCTGGACTGCTCATACCTAGCGCTAACATGCCCTTCTTGGACATGTTTCGGCTATCCGTGCTAGGTTCACTAGCGATCCAACGGATACGCTGGTGATTCTATACACGGAAGGACTACTCTTATGCTCGGTACCTCTCTCACTATTACTCTTGATGGGTCAGGTGGCACTGCTAAAGTGCTTCCCCTCATCAACCAGGACGGATATTCATCCGAATACTTTTTGGATGACACTACCGTTACATACCGCGCGAAAGTGCGGCATAGTAAGGATAGCGTGAAGGCGGATGCACAGAAGTTTGACCGTCACACAGTGACGTTCTCTCGTTATGTGAAACCGACTGCACTTATCCCCCTGGGGTCGCTATCGGAGATTTCCTTCACGGTCAGAAATGACCCTGATGGAACTGCTACGGACATCATTGATGTCTCCGAGGCAATGTCCTTTTACATGGTCAAAGCCGGCGGAATCGCGGCCAAGCTGCTTGGCTGGGAGTCTTAAACTACTCTCATCCAAGCTCACTTAGATGTGTGTCGTGAGAGGGCCTACTTAGCCGTAGAGTGCTTTCAAAGGAGAAGTCCTATGACTGCACGGAACAGCTATGTAGAGTTTGTCCTAGGCACGCTAACGGCACTGTTGAAAGACTGTGCCGATATGTACCCAGACTGTTCCCGAGAGTTCGAGCGTGATAGAAAACGCTTGTCCTCCGCGATCGAACATCATGGTGTTAGCTTTGTTTTTAACACCATGCCTGCATTTAAGAAGCACCTTGATCGGTGTCTCTCAAATGGATGCCTAACCCACTCAGGTTTGATCCATTTTGGATCCACCCGAAGGGGGGAGACAGTCCCTAGATTATTCCGGGGATTGACTCTTCGCATCTTTGATCGTTTGGGTTCGCTTCGCTCTGATGCGGACGTTCACGCTATCAAAATGCTTAGACAACTCCTTGGAGTTGTCCGCAAATTGAAGGTTGAATGTGATGTCAAACACCACCGTGAGGCGGTGCGTGACTTCTTCCGCATTGAGGATGAGTTACCTACACCAGAACCTTTCTGGTTGCAGGATGAATCGGAAAGCATTGAGCCTTCGTCCCATGTCAGTTTTACTGATTATGGTGCGCCTGCTCAGGATTGCTTACCGTTCGCTCAACCTCATCAAGATGGACAGGTCTCTCTAACTCTCCTAGATACCATGCAGCGTGTTGCTGATATGGTCTCTGCTGAGATGGGTGACTTTGTCCCTCATGATTGGAAAGTGAAGCATGGACCTGGTGCTGTTTCTGACTCCCCGTTCGGTGAGAATAA